ATCCAATATAATTGCCTAAATGGGCGACAAGTATACCTGATTTTATTCACCTAGATATAGAAAAAGACTGAGCTTAATGCTGGTCTTTGTAAAAACTATATTAGCGTGGTTTCTTACTCAAACAGTCAAATCGACCTCTTGGTCCCCATGGACCTTCTTGGCAACCCTCCCAGAATTCAACATCCCAATAGTCCCTTGGAACCAGATGTGGAACTCGAGAAAGGTCATCAAACGAAGCTTCTTCTCGTGTTTAGCAAGTGCGGTTTGTATTTTTGTTCGTAGTGTTTCGAAATACTGCTTTCCGTAAAAATACGCAAATCGTAAGCAGTCGTTGCAGTTGTCCTGTAATAGCACGTCTTGGTCTGGAGCTATCTTTGTCCAGTTCAGGAGTTCCATCATCGTGTTTTCCGCCATGAGTGGAACCTTTATGTTAGCAATGCTCTCATGGTTGGCAAAGCCTTGTTTCAGAAACGTGCATTCATCAATGGTCTGATATTTGGTAACTCCAGTCTTTTCTGCATTGGTATAGACGATGCCATAAACTTCAAGAGCCTGGCTGATGGTTTCTTGGTTGAACCATTCTATCACCTCTTTCTTAATAGAGATGATGTTGTCGTCGCCGTAGCAAGCAAGCCGGACATTCTTAGCAAAAGCAGTCATGGTTCGATATACAAAATCTTGTGATTCTGCTAAAATCAACCAGGCTAAGGCCATATATCTGAAGTTAGTGCTTGAGTTGAGTGGTGTCGTTGCAGGATTCCCTGAGGTGTTGCCACAGTGGGTCATGTAGAATTCATCTTTAGCCAATTGTACTGTGTGGCAGGTTTCGTCAGCAAGTACGTCCCTCACGTTTTTGTCTTCCGGTTCCCAGTCTCCAAAAGTTTGGTAGAAATAGTCTACGTCATTGTAGTAGTCCTCAATCATCTCGGCGTGAACAGTCCCATCAAAACGAGAGAAATCGCCGGCAACCATATACTCAGAGAATTCTGTGAGATAGGTGTACAATTGAGTCCACTCAAGAGACTGGCAGTCAATACCAAGTTTGCAAAAAGAGGTTCGTCGAGAAGCTTTAATAGCTTCAGTATAATCGAGGCAATACATACGACTCATAAGAG